AGCAGCATGGCATGGTATGATCCTTAAAGCTTTCACCGGAAAACCATGCAACCCGATATCGCGTTGCTATGCGCTATAGTGATCTGTCTCGCTCTGATCGTTTTGGTCGCCCTTGTCGCTGGTTTCTCTTTAGCGCTAGTTATGCTAGAATCAATGGTATCACGCCCTAAACCACCTCATGATGTCAATCATTAAACCATCGGATCTCGGCCCCCAGATCGTCTGGGAGAACACTTTAGACGATACGTATCGTTGTTATGTCCTCGAGCAGACGGACACCTACGGCTACCTCCGCATGGAACGGCTGGACACGGGTGAACGAGTCCTAGATCGCGAAGTCCCTATTTCCCGGTACTTCAAGCAACAGGATGTGTTATCTTGGGGAGACACTTGTATGCTCGAAGCGGTGAAGGATGGACGACAGAGGGGTTGAGCATCACGCTAGGCGGCTTCTCGCCCGGATGATGCAGGCGGAGCAGGCTACGTCACGATCCGAAGCCCAGCGGATTGTCCGGAAGGCTAAAAAGCATCAGCGGAAGCTGTCCAGGTTGCGGCGGATGATCCGGGGGTTGTTCGGTGGTTGATAGCCGGTTGTCGGAGACCGTCCGGATCCTGGCCATGTCGTCTCCGTCCAGGTGGAGGGTGGGTTGTGTCTTGCTACGCAAGGGCCGAGTCGTTGTCAGTACGACAAACGTTGAAGGCAAGACGCATCCGAGACAATCAGAGCTTGCCGTGAGAGTTGGTCAGCCTTACCGCCGCTCGTTGCACGCGGAGCTTCGGGCTTTGCTAAAGGCGACGAAAATCGTCGCCGATACGTTGGTCGTTGGCCGGGTCAACAGTAAGAACGAGTTGTGCCTGGCACGGCCGTGTCCGGTGTGTCAGCTAGCTATTAGCGAATCGGGCATTAAAAGCGTGTATTATTCGACCGATGACGGATCTTGGGAGTCTTTAGAACTCCCCGCCTGACACAAAGTCGAGCAGTTCCCACAGACCCGTTGTGTAGTTATACGCGATGATGTCTCCTGGGACCGGCGACCGTGTGAAGTTTACATCGGCCAGATCTTTTAGACGCCGGGTCGCCTCGAGGTTAATAATGTACTGACGGAGCTCGCTAGCCGACTGCTTGTACGGTGTGGAATCCGGGAACACACCGAAACTGCTATGACTCAGCCCCTGTAACCCGCTCGTATTGTAACCGCAGGCTGTCGTCCCCGCATTCGGGATGATCGTCACCATGCTCGATCCGCCCGGCATGCCTGGGTTCAACGGATCGTATCCGTATGTCTGGTTTTCGTCGCCACTTAACACGTTAAAGCCCTCCTTTGGATGTTAGAAGCTATCCGCCTCTTGTAAACCGCCCGTCGTCATCTCACCATCGGTGTTCTCAACGACCAGTACGTCGCCGTCCTCCGGCGTCGCAGCGTTTTGAGTGTCGGCGAACGAAGCCACGTCGCGTGTGGTTTCCAGGTCATCGAACAACGTGTTAACGGCTAACGTACTGTCACCGATTAACGTGACGTTTTGACGGTCTAGGGAGCCGCTAGGCTGCCGTGGCGTGACGTTATCGGCAACCAACGCACCCTTGCGGGTGTATGGCGACCAGCGATTGTTGGCCCCCCACCGCATTTCCCAACGTGATAGAGACGCCGGCGTGAATGCCCGGTCACGCTGCGTATTCGACATTGTCATCGCGCAGGCGCCGCTCCAGTACCTGTACGCCTCTTGCCACTTGAGGCCGGTGGACGGTGAAGCCTTGCTCGCCCAGAGGTCGAGTTGTTTCAACGCCGCTTCCGCCGCGTCTACGACCTGTTGTCGAGGGCGTAGGGTGTCCAAGTACCATCTAGCTAAGATCGCCTGCGTCCGACGGTACGAGCCGGCAATTAACAGTTTCCCTTGCGGGGGCGCGGTCTCCACGTAGTTGTTTACGAGCCGAGACGCGTCGTTAAGGGCGACTTGAATCCGCTGGTAGTTGATCGTATTCGCGGTCGGATCCTCGAGACGGGATAATTCCAACGCTTCGTTGAACCCGAACACCTCGATAAAGTAGTCGACAGTGGCCGGGTCGCAGTTGTTGGCGATGCCGTAGGCGTCGGGAGGCGGATTGTATGGCATGAAACGCTACTTCTACTATGCTTTCAACGCCGGACCGGTGAAAGTATGTTAGTATGTTGGGTATTGTTTCCGAGGGGAGGGGTCTTGTATGAGTGACACCGCTACCGTTGTCGACACAAACTTTGTCGTGTATGCGTATGTGAGGGAGGACGGGACTCCGTATTATATTGGAAAGGGGAGGCCGGAGAGGCCGTATAGGGATTTAGGAAGACCTTGTAAAAAACCTTCGGATAACAGCAGGATAGTAGTATTGCATGAAAATATTGACGAACAGGCGGCATTTCGTATCGAAAGGGAGCTTATTGCTAAATATGGCAGAAAAGATCTAGACCCTGTTAATGGTCTTTTAAGGAATAAGTCTGATGGTGGAGAGGGAGCATCAGGGGCTATAGTATCCGAAGAGACCAGAAAGAAACAATCAGAATCTAGAAAAGGTAAAAATAATTATAACTATACCCCTAGAGATTGGTATCACCCTGAGTATGGCGAGGTTTTTCAAAAATCATCAAGAGAGCTTGCAGAGATGTTTCCAGATCTTAACTTGAATACTAGGTGTCTAGATTCAGTTTATAGGAGAGAAAAGAGAAAGCATAAGGGTTGGATTTTATTGGAGGATAAAGACGTTGTACACAGGAGAAACAATAATATTTTAAGGACTTGGTATCACAAAGATTATGGAATTGTTGAAAAAGTTTCTATCTCAGAGCTAGCAAACATGTATCCAGATCAAAAATTAGCTTACTCTGGGTTGTCTCAGGTGGCCAGAAATAAGATTCCTAATTTTAAGGGGTGGAGTATGGTATCAGAAGATTCAAATAATTGCTACCAGCCCCATGATTGGTATCATCCTGATCATGGGATAGTTTTAAATATGACAGCAGCGGAGTTGTCTTCTAAGTTTCCAGACCAGAAATTAGACAACAGTACTCTCAATAGAGTGGCTATGGGGTTTGGTAATCAGCATAAGGGGTGGAGATATTACGATAAAGATACTGGACCCAGAGAGCCCAGGGGCAGAGGTAAAAATAGGCTATTTAACTGGTATCATCCAGATGCAGGAGAAGTTTTAAATAAATCTGTGAACGAGTTAGCTGAACTTTACTCGAACATGTCCCTAGTGAAGTCTAGTCTGTATTTGGTAGCGAGCGGTAAAGCCTTTTCCCATAAAAGATGGGTACTTTTAGAGAATAAAAATAAAACTGTTAAACAATTTAAAGAGGATAAAGAAAAGCCCACCGTTTGACGGGCGGGCTATAGTCACTTGAGTAAATTAACTCAAGACTTATTAACCGGATTCAGGAATACTGCACCAGCACCAGCTCTAGAAGTCTCACCAAGACCTACCAGTTGGAATTCACGTTCGACCAAAATGTCTCCGGTAAAGGTACGGCGGTCAAGATTAAATCTCTCGGGTACGGCTAGTGGGAAACCTGAAAGCTGATAGGTATACGCAAACGCCGGATTGCCATAGTTAGCATCAATCGCCGGGGTAAATCCGTCAGTTGCTTCAGAAGGATGATAGAAGAGAATAGCTACGTTGTCGTAGATATTTTCCAGAGCACCAGTCTCCTGGTTGAGCTTAAGACGACGTGCTACACGAATCTCGGAAAGGCCGAAGATTTCAGCCAGACTCTTTTCGTTGATTAGCACACCGCGCTGCATGAAGTCACGAATACGCTTGTTACGCTTGAGGGCGTTAAAGGCATCGGGACTCAACACCATCTTATTGGGGTACACGGAGCACTGGGAACGTACTTGTTCCTTCATGTCATCAATTAGTACCTCAATGTCGGAAGTCGGGCTATTGAACTGGTCAGCACCACCGTTATAAGTAGCGAGGTCAAGAATGTTACCAGATTCGTACTGAGTAATATCTTGAACTCTCTCTGCCACGTATACCTCCCAAGACTGCATTAGTCTGTTAGCGGCATCCTTGGCTGCATAAGCGCGAAGGTCGATAGCAGCAGCGCCATTTTTGGCCTCAGCAGCAATCTCCTCAGCAATTTCCCAGCTAATAGCTTCCTGACGAAGCGCAAAGCTCCGAGTTCCGAACTCATTTGATACTTTTTGGATATTAGTACCAGGAGCACGGAGGAAGCTCTGCGCAGCAAAAGCCTCTTTTCCGAACGTAAGTGCGCGGCCGGCACGTACATTCATAGAAACAGCCGGAGCAAAGAAAGTAGCAACACCTTCAGCGTTTTTGTAACCCTGAGCGATTTGAGTTAGAATAGGGTCAATTACCCTTACCTGATCAAGATTCATCATAGTTAATTACGCTCCNGCCTCGTTACCGAGCTTCACGCGAATGTACTGACCAGCACCAGCGGTACCGATCACGTCCATTGCACGGCCGAGAATTACGCCAGCACCAGC